GCCCGAAATTCTTTAAAACGCAGAAGGAGACGCTGTTGATCGATGAGTTTTTGGCCGCCATTTGCAACATCAGGACAAAAAGGGTTACCGATCTTTTCTTTGCGGGGTTTGATAAATATAAGCACACATATGATGACAGTTATATCTATGACTCGATTCTGAAGTTCGACCTCCGGGAGAGATTCACCCTCTCCGCCCAGCATCTCAAATACTACAATCCCAACGAACCGCTCCAGCTGGGGTATGACCCAGGACATTTTTCTTCCATCGTGGTGGGCCAGGAAAAACGCAACGAGAATGAGATCCGGATCCTGAAGGAGTTTTTTTGCTGGATCCCCATGGAGCAGGGTGAGCTGGCCAGGCAGATCTATTCTTTTTTCGGCCCATTCTGCAAGAACAAACGCATCATCCTGTATGCAGACCGGGCAGGTAACAAGCGCAAGATCGAGCAGGATAAGATCACCACCGATTCAAGGTTGCTGAGAAAGGAGCTTGAAGCATACGGGTTCCGGGTGGATCTGCGCACAGAAAAACAGCGTACGATCTATTATTACGAGCATCACAAGCTTCTGACCATGCTGCTGGCCGAAGATCTTAGATCGCTTCCGAGGCTGCGTATCGACTCCAATGAATGCCCTAACCTGGTCTCGGCGATCCACCTGACCCCTGTAAAGCGGGATGACGGCAAGATCGAGATGGATAAAAAAAGCGAAAAACAGGTGGCACTGGAATACCAGGCAGGCCTGACCCCGCAGCTGCCTTCGGCCCTGACCTATCTTCTTTTCGGGTTGTATGAGAAGCTGCTTCCCAGGGAGATGAAAAAGGGAGTCAGCATACCGGAAAATATCTCCGGATAGGCCAGATTCGGTACCCTGATACACCTTTTTTTCAAATCTTATAACCGGATTTTCGGACTTTTAGTGTTTTTTTCTTGAAAAAACCAGACTGAGGTACAGGAAAATACAACTTTAAGGTCGTTTTTTAAGAAAAAATGAATTTTCGAAAGACCGCACCGCTAATTTCCCGATCTGCCTTGCACGCATCACATTTTCCCTGGAAATATGACAGGACGCGGGATCCGGGCCTTTTGATAAGAAAAAAACACATCATAAGCCATAGGGATAACCTGCAGGTTCACGGATGCAATTGCATTTGCATTGCAATGTGCTTGTGTCCTTTAAAGTATTGCGGTCATAATCGATATTAGCATTCATGGAGACCATCACCGGTATCGAGGCCATTCGCATGATGAAACAGGTCAGCAAGCTTTCCGACGGCCGGTTCACCATTGCATTTTTCAGCTACAACAGAACCGAAGAGGAAGCATCGACGAAGCTGCAGGTAAGGGAGGGATGCAAGGTACGCAAGCAGCTGCCCCAGGAGCAGTTCCAGATACCATCGGATAATTATTTCCTGTTCCAGGACAAAGATCAGAATCCAAAGACATGCTTCCGCGTGTTGATCCGGTTTGTGGGTTTTCCTCCAGAATACAAGCTAATCAAGGTTAAATGGTTCAAAGATGAATAAGTTTCAACTGTACGGCAGCCTGGGTTACTACCAGGACGAGGACAATTTGATATCCTTCCAGATAGGAGCCGATACACCGGGAATCATCGATATCGACCGGTTCAATAACCTCAGCATGCCTGTGCTTTATAACGTCGGGCAGAACAAAGTGCTGATCAAGGGGACAAACAACCTGCTACCCGAGGAGATCCAGCTGATGATCGGAGGAAACAGGCTTCTTCCCGAGCTGATAGAAAAGCAGCTGAGGATCCTCTATGGCCAGGGCCCGCATGTATATAAGAGGGTATTTGAGAATAGCAAGCTGGTCAGGCGGTGGGAGGAGAAAAAGGAGATCGCCGGCTGGATGGATTCATGGCAGGAGAGGGGATTGCAGGACTCGGTGGAGCATTTTTTCATGAAGACGATCCGGGATTTCTATTACTTCGAGGATTACTGGGTCAAATGGCGATTCACCAAGGCGCGACGTACCGGCGGGCCTTTACCGGTGCTCGGGCTCGAGCACATGGATAACAGGCGGTGCCGGCTGGCCACGAAAAGGAATATCGATCTGACAGATGACCCGGTGGATAAGGACTTCCGGACTGTGATCGCCGGCAACTGGCAGTATGGTAATGAGCGGAAATTCAAAATATACAAGCGCTTCAATTATTCTTCCCCGCTGCAGTCACCTGTGACAATCAGTTACCACCGGAACGATGCCGTGGGAAAGATATACGGGGAGAACAAGATCTATGCCGGCATCAAGGAATGGCTCACCGGAATGAACCGGAACCCGAAGTATATCAACTCATTTCTGAAAAATTCCCTGTCGGCTAAGATCCACCTGGTCATCCCTACCGAATGGATCGAGTCCGTGGAGCAGAAAATAAAAGATTATTGCGAGGAAAATAAAGCCCGTGAAGATGCAGGACAGGATCTGCTCAAGCTCAATGACATCGATATCGGTACCGAATACAAAATCAGCATACGCGATAAGTATATAGCGGCTGAGATAAAAAAGCTTTCCACCTTCCTTTCAGGTGTGGAGAACCAGGGCAAGCTCTATGCGACTTATGCATACAGCACCAGCGATGGAAATCCCGTTCAGTGGAAGCTCGAGCCGATCGATTTGAAGTACAAGGAATTCATATCATCGCTTACCGATTACGACAAAAGGGCCGACGAAGTCACCCTGGCCGCCAAGGGCCTGGATGCATCGATCAGCTCAATATCAAAGGAAGGTGTGATATCCAAGTCCGGGGCTGATGTCTATTACAACTATATCATCTATTTGCATAACCTGAACCCTGCCGAGCATATCTGCAACGAGGTGATCAACTATGCGATCCGGATCAATTTTCCGGGATTATACAGGGAAGGGTACCGGGTAGGCCTGTATAACGATATCCCTTCACGCCAGGAAGAGGTTTCCCCGGGAGAAAGGCTGCAGAACAACCTGAACCAGGTGTCACAGCAGATATCCCAGGTTGCATCCGAGGTGGAAAAATTATCATTTCAGATCAATGAATTGACTTAATACAAAAATAAATATGGCAGCGACAGACTTTTTTAAGACAACGGGAGAGCTCAGGGTATACCTGCCCGATATAGAAGCATCGAAACCAATGTCAGAGCTGGAGTTTGCATTCCGGCAGCCCGAGAGCAAACTGAAAAACCTACTGGGCGAGGCCACATACAACCAGATAAAGGATCATTATGATAGCGGAGGATCGAATGAAAACCTTGATAAGGCGGTCCAGTACCTGCAGGGCGCCCTGGCCAATTTGGCCGGCGATGTGTATTTTATCATGGATGCTTCTGAAAGGAATGCAAGCAGGGAGATGTACAAATACCAGGAGGATCTGCAGCGCCAGGCTTATCTGAACAATGCCAATGCCGAGCTGGGCCAGCTGCTGACATTGCTGGATTCGGATACAGAGACATTTTCGGATTGGGCGCAGACAACGCTTTATACAACACGGCAGAAGCAGATCATCAAGACACATACCGAGTTCGGGAAGTATTATTACATAGACGAATCGGCTTACTTTTTCAGCCGGCTGGTCTTCTTGATGAAAGAGGTCACCGCGGATAAGATAACTCCGGTGATCGGGAATTTTGGTAATCTCAATCCGGAAGAAAATGCGAATATAATCGAACAGGTCAAAAAGACACTGGCCTATCTGACTGTGGCCATGGCCCTGCGCCGGTTCGATTTTGTCGAGCTTCCCAAAACAATCCGTAACAATGTCTCCAATTCCAAATCCAGGACGGTCCGTACCGGCTATGGTGAGATGGAAGCTGTACGAAAAGTATCGGAAGAGATCGAGACCAAGGGAAGGATGTACCTGGAGATCCTGAGCCGGATGATGGAGAAAAAACGTACCGGCACCCTGGCCGAACCCGAGGAGATTAATGACGAGGACAATAAGTTTTACCTTCAAACATAAATGTTATGCTGGAACTTTGGCTGAATGACAAGCAGTACGGCTTCCCCAACCAGTGGGAAGAGCTTTCGCAGGAACAATACATTTACTTGGCCGGCCTTTTACGCAAATACCACCTGGGGATCCTCTCGGCAGGCGAGGTGCGGGTGCATTATTTTCTGAAAGTTGCGGGCCTAATGCCGCGCCGCATCCGGAAGGCAGAAAAAGAGCGGCTTTTCTCAGAGAATGTATATAGGGCGGCATCAATGATCAATTTCTTTTTCAAGTATGTCTACCAGAACAAAAAATCGTTTGCGCAATTCGATCCGGAGCTGCAGCAGCAGCTGGCCCACATGGATCCGGATGATATGCCGGACAGCCCTGATGTGCGTGCAGCACGAAAAATGAAAAGGCAGCTTGAGGTGAATGCTGTTTTCGCCTGTAACCTGGTTACAAGTTTGCCTGGAGCATATTCCATGAAACCGTATAGGTTCAATTTGGAGGATGATTTTCTGGATACATCCCTAACGGCTTCCCAGTATGTGGATGCTTATTCTGTCTTTGAGATGTGGGCGGAACACAACAAGGCAAAAAGCCTGGATCTGTTGGTGGCAATACTCTATCAGGACAAAGATTATTCGTCGGAGAAGGCTTACAAGAGGATCGATCTGGCCGCCAGGATCCCGTCCGAGATCAAGCATGCCATCCTTCTGAATTATATGGCCATCCATCTTTTCCTTTCCCAGAAAACCAAATATGCCATCCTTTTCACTGGCACCGGTACCGACAAAAAGGGGAATATCACACTCGGCTTCCATGATTCGATCTATTCACTTATAAAATCCGGATACGGCGAGGTGGAGAAGATGAACCTGGTAAAGTTCCTGGATCTGATGCTCAAAGAACTGAAGGATAGCGTTAAGATGCTGCATGAGAACGAGATGAAGCTTGAGGATATCGCCGCAAAGGCGAAGCTCACCGTCTCACAGGTAAAATCACTGTTATGATCCAGACATCCATACTCAGGGATACATTCGAGTATTTCGCGAAGTTTCCGGATCATTCCGGGGTGATGAAATCCTTTAACCTTACGGAATCCTCACACTTCGAAGAGGAATATGCGGCTTTCAAGGACAGGATCCAGAACCTGGAGGAGCACTCGATCCTGCCCGGAATCCAGGATTATGTGTTCGGTGTGGACGAGGACCTGGCCAAAAAGCGGATCCAGGATATAACCGGGTTCTATCTGTTCGTTGATTATGGCAACCTGTCCAGCGAAAGGGATGAGTTCCGCACCAAACAGGAGACCTTTTTGATCGCCACCACAGTGGCCATTCCCATCAAGCCCGAGAGCATCGATCACATCGAGGCAGTGATTTATGCCGACAAGGCGCTCGATTTCATCAGGCAGATCAAGGACCGGATGCTGTCTGACTCCCGGGACAATCCTTATCTGCAGCACCTTACCTTTCCGAATGAGATCACACCTTTTTTTGCCCGGGAACTGCAGAACTCAACGGGATTCACCATGCTGTTCAGCTGGGAGGGAATAGGGATGTTGGGGTAAAAATTCCACAGGCACGCAACATTTTTCTACCTATTAACATCTATTTCATTGCACTGATAGTGCAAAATATGCGCGAATATAGTATTTTCGTATTAATATTTAGGACATTTATCAGTGATACTCATATTTGTGCATAGTTTTTGTATTGAATTTAACAGTATTTAAAAGACATTAGTAGAAGGAATTATGCAAACAATATTAGTCATACTTACATTAACCACCGGGAATTGGATAGCCATTGTTTCAATTGCATCGGTAATTGTTATTACTATATTGGGAGGCATTGGGAGAATGTTATATAAACAGGGAGTTTTGGATGCATCAGTAGAGAATATTGATAAAAAATTTGATCGCCTGGATGAAAAGTTTGATAAATTTCTCTTGCTGCCCCTTGCCAGGGGATCATCACCAATTAATCTTACAGAAGACGGGGAAGAATTATTCAACCATCCTAAAATCCAGGATTTTGTAAATAAGAAAACAGACGAGATAATAAATAAGGTCAAATCATTCAAGATTGAATCCGCTTATCAGGCACAAGAATTATTATTTGATGTTGTTGATCAATATAAAAATGATCCTGAGTTCAAGGTTGGATTAGAAAACGTTGCTTTTGCCTATAGCCAGCATATCGATATAATAATGAAGGTGATTGCAGTTGGGATACGTGATCGGGTATTCGAACACCTGGACTTTGAG